GATTACAAATTCACAAATATGCATATAATAACAACAGTTATTTTAATAATGAAAATTATACGTTTTTAAAGAACACATATGATAATAAACCAATAATGATCTGGCCTGAAACTTCAACGACAGCTAACAATGTGGTGCCTTGCTTACTTAGCTATAATGATAGTAGTGATATGATTGTTAGATGCACTAATTATTCAGTCGCAACCAGTAAATGGTTCTCAAAATCATTTATCTTTGATACCCCAGAACTTACAGGTACTGATACTTTAAACTTTAGCATAAACATAAGTAAAACAGCCAATTTATTAACCAATCCCCAAGTGTATTTGTGGAATTATAGAAATAATGATCACGGAAATAGAATCACCGCAACTTTAAATCAAAGTGGTAACTTACTTACATATTCAAAAGCTATCACTGATTTTGATTCAGATATAAATTTTATAGGTTGTTTTATCAATTTAAATAATTATAGTGGTTCAACCGTTGCTGATTACTATAGAATTCAACCTCCAACGATTACAGCAACATAATGTCATTAAGAGTAACTCCATTTGGTATTAATAATACAGGGCTGGTTATAGGCCCATTTGGTTTTATTGGCGATGGTACTGCTCCTGCAGGTGACCCCCCTTCTGGAGGTGGTGGGGGTGGAGGTGGAGGTGGATCCACTGAAGTTTATCTTGGATCTTCAGCATTTAGTAGTGTCAGCATTGGTTCGACGGCTGTTTCTGCAATCTATGTCGGTAGTACTCTAGTGTGGGGTTCTTAACCTTATAAATAGAGGTAAGATATTAAAGGATATAAAATATGGCAATTACTAGCAGGGACGAATTTATTGATTATATAAAAAGAGACCTAGGTGATCCAGTTATAGAAATCAATGTCGAAGAACAACAGATGGAAGATAGGGTTGATGAGGCCTTAGCATACTGGAGAGAATTTCACTCTGATGCAGTTCACAGAACTTATATTAAACATCAGATGACTGCAACTGATATTGCTAATCAGTATATCACTGTTCCTTCTGATGCTCTCCATGTAATTAAAATGTTTAGTATAGGATCTAATCTGACATCCTCCAGAAACTTTTTTGATATTAAGTATCAGATGCACCTGAATGATATTGCCGATATTCACACGTATATAGGGGACTTAGCATATTATGAACAGATGCAGCAATACCTATCATTACTAGATCAAAGATTAACCGGATCCCCACAGGTAAACTTCGCACGTCGTCAGAATAGGCTTTATATTCGAGGCGACATCGACGATAAAGATATTCAAGAGGGCGATTATATTGTACTAGAAGCTTATGTCTACATCGATGAAAGCACTTTCACCCAGGTGTGGGAAGACATTTGGCTAAAAGAATATGCAGTTGCAGTAGTTAAAAGACAGTGGGGCTCGAACCTTATGAAATTCGAAGGTATGCAGCTTCCAGGCGGAGTACAGATTAACGCAAGAGTTATCTACGAAGATGCTATAAATGAAATAAATCAGTTAAGAGAAAGAATTAGACTAGAATACGAACTTCCAGTAGATTTTTTCGTGGGATAGGTTATGGCCACTAATTTTTATTTTAGCCCAAAGGTAAGATCGGAGCAAAATCTATACGAGGATTTAGTAATAGAATCCTTAAAGATGTATGGTCAGGATGTTTATTATCTTCCAAGGGATATAGTAAACGAGGATAGAATTTTAGGCGACGATGTTCCGTCAAGATTTAACTCCTCCCACCGTATTGAGATGTACATCGAGAACATAGAAGGATTTGGTGGTGAGGGAGATCTGTTTACTAAGTTTGGAGTTGAGATAAGGGATCAGGCAACTTTTGTGGTTTCTAGGAGAAGATGGACGCAATTGGTTGCCCGGCATGATAACGAGGTTCAGAGTGTAAGACCTTTCGAGGGTGACCTGATCTATTTACCATTGTCTAATAAGTTATTCCAAATAATGATGGTAGAGCACGAAGAACCATTTTACCAGTTAAGTAATCTTACGGTATATAAATTACGTTGTGAGCTATTTGAATATAATGACGAAGACTTTGATACTGGTGTGGAAGCAGTTGACGATATTGAAGAAGAATACGCATATACATACCTATTGACTTTGGATAGTGATGGCGCTGGATTTACTGCTGGCGATATGGTATATCAAGATTTGGCAGATAGCGTAACTATGTCTGGTGAAGTTGTTAGATGGAATCCGAATACCAATATATTAAGTCTTGTCCATATTGGAGCAAATGATGGTAAATATCACGAATTTGCAGCAAATAAAGTAATATATCAATTATCTTCTGACGGCGAGAAAACTAACAATGTTCTATTGTCATCTGTGAGCGAAGATAATAAAATATCCCAAAATGAACAGAATAATGATTTCGAAACCGCTGCAGACGGCTTCTTGGATTTCAGCGAATCTAACCCCTTCGGAGATCCTAGCTAATGATTGGGTTTAAAACATATATATCAGAGGGTATTAAGCTAAAGCTTATCCGTGGTAGATCACAAGATGTGCTTAAAATGTGGAATAAAGGTGATAGTAAATGGGTAGAGCTTAGAGGTAAACCGGGGTTCGAGACGAGATATGACCCAAGAGATCCCTTACATAAAGCGATAACTTCTCTAGGTAAATCTGCCAATATATCGGATTTTGTGAATGGTAATGAGGTAAGTATAAACCCAAGACACCCTGATGGTAAGAAAGCACTAGCAACTATTAAGAGATTAATGAAATGAGCGACTTATTTGATTTCGGATTTACAGCGGTAGATGAGTCTGAGCTTGAAGCCGTTCAGGCTCTTGGAGCTACGGCTAAAGAAGTTGAAAGCAAAGCAAGTACTACTCAGGATAAGCTGGATAAACTTTACAACGCTATTGTTCCTCTGTTGAATAATTTAAAAAAGAATCCAGAAAAGGAATATATATTATGGCCAAATAGATTGGCTAAGGTCGAAGAGTTTGAAACTCACCTACAATCAATATATAAAGGTTAAACATGCTTGGAACACATTTTTATCATCAGAAGCTAAGGAAAAGTGTTGCTGTATTTGGTACACTTTTTAATAACCTTTATGTTATCCGTTCTAACTCTTCTGGTCAGGTCATATCGCAGGTTAAGGTTCCACTATCATACGCGCCTCAGCGTAAGTTTCTTGATCGTATTAGATCCCAACCCGATCTAATTGAAGATTCTAAAGTGGCGTTGAAACTACCTCGTATGTCGTTCGAGATAACTACCATCGGATATGATCCAGCAAGGCAGCTGCAAAAAACTAATAACTTCACACAGACCGGATCGGGTTATGGTAATAGGAACAAGTTCTATAGTTTTGTTCCTTATAATATAGGCTTTCAGTTATCAATCTATGCTAAAAATCAGGACGATGCGCTTCAGATTGTAGAACAAATACTTCCTTATTTTAATCCTCAATATGTAGTGACAATGAAGCCTTTCGATAGTTATCCTGATATAAAAGAGGACGTACCTCTTGCTCTGGTGGGAGTAGATTTTTCTGATGACTATGAAAATGCATTAGAAGCTAGACGGACTATCATCTATACTTTGACCTTTGATATGAGAATTAATTTCTATGGTCCGATTATAGATTCCAAAGTCATTCGTACTTCTATCGCGGATATATATGAAATTCAGAGGGGTCTGGCAGATTCGGATCTTCAGGTAGCCTCGTTTAGAACAAGACCGGATCCATTTGACGTTTCCGCGGACAGTGATTATGGCTTCAACGATTCGTCTGATTACGACTATCTATTCGACTTTGATGATCCATAGAGGAAGACAATGGTAGATAACGCTGATAATGATTTTGAATATGCTAGACGAAATTATCATGACTTGCTAGCAAAAGGCACTGATGCGCTCGAGGAAATGATGGAGGTCGCGCGAGCGACCGAGCACCCGCGAGCGTTCGAAGTGTTTTCTAACATGATGAAACATGTTGCTGATATTAATGGTAACCTAATAGATCTCCATAAAAAACATAAAGAATACAATAAAGAAGATAAACCAGCAGAGCTGGCTAATCAGACTACTAATAATGTGTTTATTGGTTCCACGAGTGATTTACAGCGTATGCTTCTAGATAATGAGGATAAGGTAGTTGACATTAGCGATTACAAGAAAGATGAATGACACATATCTAGGTAATATTAATATTAAGCGTGATGGTGTTGTTCATAACTTTACCAAAGATGAAGTTATAGAGTATAGCAAATGTTTGAAAGATCCTGGATATTTTGCTAAGCACTACTGTAAAATCATACACCTAGACCTAGGCTTGGTACCCTTTGAACTCTATCCATATCAGGAGCAGATGTTTGATAAATTCAATTCTAATAGATTTAACATTGTACTTGCTTGTCGCCAATCTGGTAAGTCTATTTCTAGCGTGGCTTATCTTTTGTGGTATGCGATATTCCATCCAGAAAAAGTTATTGCCATTTTGGCGAACAAAGGTGCTACGGCACAGGAGATGCTCGGAAGAGTAACATTAATGTTGGAAAACTTACCGTTTTTCTTACAGCCTGGATGTAAAGCACTAAACAAACGATCCATAGAATTTAGTAATAACTCACGCATTGTCTCTGCAGCAACATCAGGTAGTTCTATTCGTGGTATGTCGGTCAATCTACTATATCTGGACGAATTTGCATTTGTAGAGAATGCTGCAGAGTTCTATACCTCTACCTATCCGGTTATTTCATCAGGTAAGGATACAAAGGTTATTGTTACCTCTACTGCAAACGGTATTGGTAATCAGTTTCATAAAATATGGGAAGGTGCAGTTCAAGGGATTAATGAATTTATACCATTTCGGGTCGACTGGTGGGATGTACCCGGTAGAGATGAAAGTTGGAAAGAACAGACCATTGCCAATACGTCACAGCTACAGTTTGACCAGGAATTTGGTAACACTTTCTTTGGAACTGGTAATACGTTAATCAACGCTGAAACTCTTATGAATTTCAGAGCTAAGCCCCCAAAAAGATTATTGGAGGGAAACAGGGTTTGGGTCTATGAGGACCCGGATCCAAGCCATCAGTATGTGATGACTGTGGATGTATCGAAAGGAAGAGGACAGGACTATTCTACGTTTAACGTGATCGATATTAGCTCAAAGCCTTTTAAACAGGTCGCCGTATATCGCGACAATCTTATTTCTCCATTACTCTTCCCCAATATTATTTATAAATTTGCACGGCT